AAACAGATTAACTTTACCAAAAACAACTTTAACTCAAAGATATTGGGATGACAATGGATGGTGGGGAGACCAAGGGAAAACATCTCAATGTGTAGGGTATGCTTGGGCTCATTTTATTGATGATGGACCTATTAAACATTTAGGTCCTAAACCAAACACAAATCCAACTTTAATTTATAGAGAGGCTCAAAAAATTGATGAATGGCCGGGAGAAAATTATGAAGGAACTTCTGTTAGAGCGGGCGCCAAGTTTTTAAAAAAAGAAAATAAAATAGGTTCTTATTTATGGGCATATAATTTAGACACATTAATTAAGACGGTGTTAACTCAAGGTCCGGTTGTTGTTGGAACAAATTGGTATAACGGAATGTTTTATCCCGATAGAAATGGATTAATTAAAATATCTGGTAGAAATATGGGTGGTCATGCCTATGTAATTAATGGTGTCGACACAAGAAAACAACTATTTAGAATTAAAAATAGTTGGGGTCGTTCATGGGGAGTTAAAGGTAGTGCATATATAAGTTTTGCAAACATGCAAAGATTAATTCGTGAAAACGGTGAAATTTGTTTAGCGGTAGAAAATAAGTTTTAATATGGGTCAAAGTATTACAATAAAAAGTATTAATTATGAAGGTGAAATTGCGAACATCATTTTTAAACCTGCAGATGAATCAATAGTAATAAATTTAGGTAATCAAGTTTTACCTTTTATTTTCCAACCTTATTTGTTAGAACCACCAAGAACTGTTTATGGTACATATACAATTCTAGTTTTAGATTCTGATTGTCCTACTATTTTAAATGTGCCAAAACCAACACCAACACCTACTCCAACAAATACTCCTACAAAAACACCAACACCTACTCCAACTGTTACTCCAAGTCCAACACCTACTTACAACCCTTGTAACATACCTTCACCAACAAGAACTCCGACGCCAACAAAAACGCCAACTCCGACTAACACTCCAACTCCTTCAGTTACGAAAACCCCTTGTTATACCCCAACACCAACAAATACCGCAACTCCGACTCCTACTCCAACACCTGTTTATTTTGCTTACTTATTTATCGAACCAATTAGTGGTGCAACAAGTATCGGTCAGTGGATGTTTGATTCAGGTTCAAATTTCTATGGATTTACAAATACATCTCAACCAACACAAAATCAATCAATATTTAATTCAGATTTAAATAGATATGTTGATTTTACAGGATGGACTAATGGAGAATTCCCAAAAATTATTAAACAAACCGTACCTCAAACAAGTGGTGGAATTGATTCATTTGGTAACGCTAAAGTTAAGTATAATTTCTTAACAACTCATGTGGTTGAAAACAGTATTGGCGGTAAAGCGTGGTATACTTGGATAATACCAACTTCTTTAACTAATAATGAAACTCAAATATTGATTGATGTTAACACCGCAGATAACCCTAATTTATTTACAACGGTTGCAACAGAAGGGACAATAAACTCATATACATTTACCTACACCGGGTCAACAATCCCTAATACAACTTATAAAGTTTATACAACTTTCCCAAATACTATATTCCAAATAACTGATTCTCAAAATATTTATTTCAGAGGTAATGCAACATCACCATAAGTATGAGTTTTAATTATAAGAATCCAATTACTCCGTTATATTCTTTAGGGAATATTAGTGTCAAAAGAGATACTGTTTTTGGCACTAATTTTAGTGTGCTTTCTACTGGTGGTTTTATGGAGGTTTACGATATTAGTGACCTTTATTTTACAATACCCCCGTCAACCATAGGCCTTGTCGAATATACAGGAAATACTATACCAATACAATTAAATATTGGTAATGGGTCTCCATTCTCATTTAACGTATTAACTTTAAATTCGGATAATATATCTTCAGGTAGAAGAAGAATTGGTATGTTAGCATATGTTATTAATCAAGACCAAATATATCAATTTCAAATACCAAATTATTATAATTTATGGACGGCAGCGACCGCTACTTCTGCAATAGGTCCTGGAGGCCCAACAACAATATTTTCAGATTTCGGAACGACTATAAAAAATAACACCTCTGTAGGTATTAATTTTATATCCGCGTGGACAGCAAATACCATTGAGGGTATTAATGGCGAAACCTCGTCAACCGCAAATTGGAAAAAATTTAATCCGACCTCAAATTTAACCGGAGTTTGTTATAATCAAATAATTACTAAAGAATTATTAGGTTGTGATTTATCAGGTATAACATTATCTTCTGACATAACTCCAAATTCAGATAACACTATAAATTTAGGAACTCCAATAAAAAGATTTAGAAATATAAATACGGTAAGCGGAACAACAAGTTATTGGGCTTCAACGGTTAAAGTAATAACACCTGAGATTGATTTAGGTTTAGACTCTTCAGGAAACACAAGGACAATTACCGCAAATAATTCTGTAATACAAGACGATATTTTAAATGGTGGAAATTTTTAATAAAAACTAAAAAAAAAATAAAATAAACAACATATTTATAAAATAAAAAAATAATGGCAACAAGACAAACGCGGTTACTAACCAAAAATTCAACATCATCAAATCAAGTGCTACCTTCATCAATATTAAAAGGTGAAGCGGTAGTTAATTTAAATGACGGTATATTATTCTATTCAGGAGCATCCGGTGGTAATTTTACCCCATTTGTTGACCCAAATAACGCTTCTTCAGGAGGAACATTTTTTGAAGTCGGTTCTAATTTGTATAATTTACAATTAAGAAATCAAATAACACAATACCAAGGATTTTCAGGTATTTCATTAAATGGTCAATTCCTTTCAGGTACATCTACAGGGTTTGTTTTGGCGCCAATATCGTCAATTCAAGGTGTTGATAGACATGTTACAGGATTCACATATATCGCAAATACAAATACATTTGAAATAACTCAAACTCAAGGAGGCCCAACAAAAACCGCAACATTTAATGAGGTTTCTGGTTTAACCGTTAACGGTGATTTAACTGTAACGGGCAACACTTCTTTAAATGGTACTTTAGATGTTACTGGTAATACGGTAATTACAAATTTTACAGGTAATACAGGTCTTATAAACGGTAATTTAACTGTAACGGGAAATACCGAAGTTAATGGAACATTAAATGTTACTGGTAATACAGTAATTACAAATTTTACAGGTAATACAGGTCTTATAAACGGTGATTTAACGGTTACTGGAAATACTTCTTTAAATGGTACTTTAGATGTTACGGGTAATACAGTGATTACAAATTTTACAGGAGGTACTGGACTGATTAACGGTGATTTAACTGTAACGGGCAACACTTCTTTAAATGGCACTTTAGATGTTACTGGTAATACAGTAATTACAAATTTTACAGGAGGCACTGGGTTGATTAACGGTGATTTAACTGTAACTGGTGACACAAATGTTAATGGAAAATTAAACGTTACAGGAGATACCATCATAACATCTTTTACGGGTGGTACAGGTTTAATAAACGGTAACTTAACCGTAACCGGAAATACAAATATTTCAGGTAATACAACTATTAATGGTAATGTAAGTATATCAGGATTCGGTAATAATTTAGTTGTTTATACAGATGGTAGTGGTAACTTAAAAACTAAAACCGGTTTTGGTTATCTTGAGGGTACTGATTTATTAACGGTAAAAAATTTAACGGTTAACAATACAGGACAAACCGCTAATTTTGGAGTAGGTGGTGTCGTTATTGGTTCGGGAGGGTCAGTAGGTCCTTCGGGAGGAACTGCCGGTACAGGTGATTTAGTTGTTCACGGTTCACTAACAGTTTTCGGAAATTCAATATCGGCTTTCACGTCTAATTTATATATTGAGGATAATAATATTATATTAAATTATAATCCAACCGGTTCAACAGCTTCAAGCTCAGTAAATTCAGGTTTTCAAATACAAGATGGTGGCGGAACATCTGGAAACAGTGTAAATTTAGATGTTGTTAGATTAGAATATTTATCAGGAGTTACCACCGCTCAAACACCATATGAATTATCAGAATATACAGGTAATGAAGATAACTATTTAGGTAGGGGATGGATAACTCAATTAAACGATATTGTTATTAGAAGTACAGATGTTGTTGATAATGGAGTTCCTGGTTCAATTACAGGTGTTAGAGTTCTTGCAGAATTTGACGTTCTCGATGGGGGGACTTATTAAATCAATAATTTTATATTTAAAAAGGGAAGAATTTACTTCCCTTTTTTATTTTATACATATTTATTAAGTGAGGTTATATAACCTAATAACGTGACTCTATATAGAGATTTTTAATGGCGAATAGAAAAACAACCTTTCTTTTAAGAAGGTCAAATGTTGTTGATAAGATACCTGACTTAACAGGTCTTACAATTGGTGAATTAGCGGTAAACACCGCTGACGCAAAACTTTACACAATATATACAAGTGGAACAACTGGTGCTACTGAAGTTAGACAAATAGGTTGGGATAGACTATCAATAATTTCAGGAGGTACTGTTTCAGGTAATACTATATTCACTTCGGGAGTCACGGGAAATTCGTTTAATATATTCTCAACGCCAATAAATAACAATTCAAATACACAAATATTAACAAGAAATACCTTAACAGGTGAAATTGAATATAGAGACGTTTCTAGTATATCTGGAGGTAGTTCTAATTCGGGTTCTTGTAATGTAGATACCACAACAACTATAGGTTTAGAATACAAAAAAATAACAACAATATCGGGGTTTACTAATGGAACTTATATTGTTAAATCATATATAACCGCGTATAGTGGAGACGCCAATTATGGTTTTTGGGAAAGGACGGTTGGAGTAATAACAACAACGGGAGGGACTCCAATAATAACTCAAACAACAGAAGATTTTGATAATTATGTAAGTGGTTTTGTACCATCACAAGTCGTGTACTCATCAAACACAGGAAATACTATTGATATTTACATTAGCGGTATTACTGGTGGTGATTATTCTTGGACTTCTTTTTATGATATAAAGGGACTAAATTGTTATGGTTCTACAATTAATGGGGGTTCTTCTGAATTTACGGGAGGAACTGTTTCAGGAGCAACCAATTTTACAAATGGATTAACCGCTAATACAATATCCGCAGCAACATTTACAGGTGATGGTAGCGGTTTAACAAACGTTACAAATCCGTCTTCAAAACTTTTTAGCTATTATAATTTTATATAAACAAAAAAAAATAAAAAAATATGATGACTTATATTGCACCAAATGGTTATGTTATAACAAGTAAACCGAATCCTGAAATTGTGAGATATGAATGCGATTGTTCGGAAATAGTTGACGGAATTTACACCTCAATTGAAACAACGGGGGATTCTACTGAAATAGGTATTCAGCAAATAAAAATAAAAAGAAAGGTAGAAAATAATTACATGATAATAGAAATACAAATGTCAAGTGATATTGAATTACAAGAATACATTACTCAAAATAATCAACCAAATTTAAATTTTTAAAAAATGGCCGCTAATACAACACCAATATTTATTATAAAAGGTAATTTTACTGTGGGTAGAATTTCCGAATCAAATACCGCTTCTGATGGGTCAGGGTCATTAGTAACGATAGTTACAGGAGGCACTGATGGGACAAGAGTTGATGGGGTTAGGTTTAGAAACTCATCCTCTGCGGTAAGTGGTTCAAGTGCTATGCAACATAGAATATTTTTAAGTAATACATCAGGAACTAACTATAGATTAGTCGGGGAAGTTGCGACGCCGGCCGGGTCTACAAGAGCCACTCAAACTAATATAGGTGCAACAAGTATCTACACTTTTGACCAACCTATAATAATGTTGTCGGGTCAAATAATTGCGGTTTGTCAATCAGTTTACACCGGAATTGCCGACCAATTTGACGCTTGTGCGTTTGCAAATGATTATTAAAAATTATGGCAACGTATTACTTTAGAAATGTAGGTGTAAATTGGGGTGATGCTGCTAATTGGAGTTTGTCTAGTGGTGGACCGGCAGACGGTGCGGTTCCTACAAATTTAGATGACGTAAAATTTGATAATAATAGTGGTAATTGTACGGTAAATTCCGTGGGTAGAGTTTGTAAATCAATTGATTTTACAAATTATATCAATACCATAACTTTTACACTTCAACTACGTGTTTCCGGAGACGTTACTTTATTTCCAGGTGCTAAATATGATGGTGGGAACCAATTAGTAATAGATGCTGATGCTAACTTAACCAATAATTTTACAAAATTTCCAATTAGATTATCTCCTACAGGTAATATTACAATAACTTTAATGGATGATTGGTATCAGTCGGGAATATTTACTGCTAACCTTAGTTCAACTACTACAGTAATAAATGGAAATAAACTATATTTAACAAGTGGTTCAGCAATTATTGGAACCTCTAATGCGTCTGCTATTGAAGGAACAACTGTAATAGAAATTATAGGTGAGTGTAGAATTACACCCGTTACTTCTAATACAATTAGAAACACTTTAATCATTAATTCAGGGTTAGAGGTAGTGACCTATGACAGTAGAAATGCCACTAATAACATTAGATGGTCAAATACCATAATATACAAATCGGGTTCATTAAATATGATAAACACCCCATTATTTCTGGCTCAGGCAAATACTACATTTATTGACATGCACAAATGTCCTGGATTTACTAGTTTAGGTATTTTTTTAAATAGTGCCGTAACATTTAATGAACTTCCATCTGGAACGCCAAAAACCAAATTTAGATTGTATAGATTTGGCGCTGCTGGAACTATTACCATAAATTTCACCGATGAGTTTAGAAAATTTGCCAAGTTTATAGAAATAGAGAATGTTGCTTTTGGTAGAAAAGGTCAAGTATTAGTTTTAACTGATAGTAAAAGAGCTTTTTCTAACGCCACAAACGCTAGGCCTGGTGAAGTTATATATATAAACAATCTACCAAATGGAGTGATGTTAGAAAATTCTTCTATGAGCGGATATGTTCCAAGAAATCCCACAACTTATGTCGAAGACCCATCATGTGTACCTTTTTAATTATTATGAGTTTTAAATAAAATAAAGATTGTTAATATAATTATATGAGATTAAAATATTTATAAATAAAATGCCTGAAAATATATCTAAACATACACTTGGTTTAACACAATTACAAAGCGGTCAAGGAATTCCAAATCATAATGCTGATAAAGGTTCATTGTATATTGATGTTTTAACAACTGATTATTATAAAAATACCGATGGATTAAATACGTGGGTATTATTATCTTCAGGTGGAGTATCAGGAGATTATTTACCATTATCAGGAGGTACTGTATCAGGAGGAACAATATTTACTTCGGGTGTTACCGCAAATACTATATCTAATGTTCAGTATATAGATTTTAATAAAACCGCCAGTACGACTCATGTTGAGGGTAGAGTTCATTGGAATAATGATATTAAAAGTTTGGAGATTGATACCGAAAATCCTGAAGTTCAATTAGAAGTTGGTCATGAATTAGTTCTTAGAGTTGTTAATAAAACCGGAGCTGACATCCCAAAAGGAAGAGCGGTTTATATAGATGGTGAACAAGGTCAAAGACCAACAATTAGATTGGCGAGTTTTACCGCCGATACCACTTCCGCATCAGTTGTCGGTTTAACAATGGCTCAGATAAATAACAATCAGAATGGATATGTTATTTTAAATGGTTTGTTAGTCGGAAGTATTTCTGAACCGTTAGATACAAGTTCATATAGTGCGGGAACACCATTATATCTTTTAACCGGAGGAACATTAACAGATATAAAACCTCAAGCTCCTGACCACGATGTTAGAATTGGTAAGGTAGTTGTTTCAAACGCAACAACAGGTTCAATATACGTTCAAGTCCAAAACGGATACGAATTAGATGAGCTACACGATGTTAGGATAACAAATAAGACATTTGGGGATATTATAACTCTAAGTGCTTATAACGGAAATGATGTTTGGGTTAATTCAAAAACTTTAAATGGTTCTTATACAATAACGGGGAACACTGTAATTAATCAAGGCTTATCTGCAAATACAATATCAGGAGGAACCATATCAGGTATCGGAACAGGGTTAATTAATATCCCAATTTCAGGGGTTACTAATTTACAAAATTCATTAAATAATAAATTTGATACGTCAGGAGGGACGGTAATCGGTAGTGTTACCGTAACCGGTAACGTAACTATTTTAGGTACCGCAACTACAATAAATACTGAAACATTGTCGGTTAAAGATAATGTAATTACTTTAAATTCAACTTTTAGTGCCGGAACTCCATTTTTTGGTAATTCGGGTATTGAGGTTCTAAGAGGTTCGGCAACAACAACTACATTATTGTGGGACGAATCAAATTTAAAATGGTATGCGGGTTTATCTGGAGACACAAAACAAATATTACTCTCTGGAGATAGTTTAAGTTTATTAAATAGCGGACATACACATCCAATTTCACAGATTAATAACTTACAGTTGTCATTAGACGATAAATTAAGTAAATTGACAGGTGGTACGGTATCAGGTTTTACTAGTTTTAATAACGGTTTAAGTGCCTATACAATTAGTACTGATGAATTAATAATACCCTTTAAGAGTATTGGTGTTTTTGACCCTGGAGACCCTCCGACTTACCCTTTTAATCAAGTAACTATAGGGGGTTATTTTGAATCGCTTTCCGGCTCTAATAGATATTCTTTACAATTAAAAGATGGTACTGAAGGAATAAATAAAGTTTTGGTTTCAAAAACTAACGATGGTAAAGCTAATTGGTCTAATAATTTAGACATTAGTGGTATAACCGCAATAACATTAAATGTGAATGGAAATTTAACCGTAACAGGAAATACAAATTTACAATCATTTACCGCTGGTACTGGAACAATTAATGGTAATTTATTAGTTACAGGAACAACAAGTGCGTCTACACTTACTATTACGTCAACACCAACATTAAATAATGATAACGTGCAAATATTGACAAGGAATTCAACCAGTGGTAATATTGAGTATTCGGATTCAACATCCGCAAATATATTTAATTATGGATTAGCAAATGCCATGGTTAATTTAAACTTTTTAACATAAATAAAATAATAATATAGAATACTATGCCGGCAAACGTACAACCAATTTATACAAGATTAGGTGATATACAGTGGACATCAAATATGACAGTTGCAAATCAAACAAGTGATTTAACAGGTGGAACAATTTATTTAGCATTTAGTGCTGATTCAACAAATGGAGGATATGTACAGAGAATAAGGTTTAAACCAAATAATATTACAGGAACAACAACCACGGCAACCGTTGCTAGAATTTGGTTAAATAACGGTTCAACAACCGCAACACCAGCCAATAATACTTTTATTGACGAGATTTCGTTACCCGCCGTTACAGGTTCTGCGTCCGCCGCTTTACCGGTCTATGAAATACCTTTAAATATTGCAATGCCTCCTGGTTATGCGATATATGTTACATTAGGAACTGCAACTTCAGGTGGATATAGAGCAACGGTATTTGGAGGTAAATACTAATGATTGATTATTTCAATATACCGAATAATGAATTGAGTACTCAAATTTTTTATTCAGTTAGTTCTGGTGCTACCTCAACAAATGAATGGCAAATTTGGCAAAAACCAAAAAATTGTAAATTTGTTTATTTTATTGTTATTGGTGGTGGGGCTGGTGGAGGAGGAGGGGCTTCAGGAGTGTCAGGAACCACTAGAAATGGGGGTGGTGGTGGAGCGTCTTCATCAGTAACTAAAGGATTGTTTCCCGCAAATGTTTTACCCGACATTTTATATATTAAAGTGGGGGTTGGAGGTAACGGAGGGAATGGTTCTTCAACTCCATCACTAACCACAGGAGGTGTTGGGGGATTAACTTATGTGTCGTCATCTCCTAATATAGTATTATCTAATTTAGTATTAATAAGTGCAAACACTCCTCCAAACGGTGGGGCGTCAAACGGTGCTGGTACAATAGGCACGGTGTTTACCCAATCTTCGGCAATTCTTAGTTATTACGGTGTTGTTGAGTCTAACAATGGTAACGCAGGTGGATTAGGGGGAACTGGAGGTGGTGGTACAAAAACTCAAGATAATAGTATTACTTGTGGAGGTGCGGCGGGCGCTGGGGCAACTACATTATCTAATTCAGGAGGTGTTATTGCTCAAGGATTATTTACCCCGTCAATAAGTGGAGGTGCCGCCGGTAATAATGGTTTTCCGGGAATAAGTTCTACGTTTCCGTTAATAGATTCTTTTACAAGAGCTCCATTATATTTTACGGGAGGCTCTGGAGGAGGTTCTAATAACACTTCAACAGGTGGAAACGGAGGTAACGGGTCTTACGGTTCAGGCGGCGGTGGTGGCGGTGCCGGAACAACGGGAGGTAGAGGAGGAAAAGGGGGGGACGGGTTAGTAATAATAGAAACATTATAATATGGATATTTTTAATATACCAAATACAAATTTAAATAATCAAGTATTTTTCACAAATGGAAGTACAAATTGGCAAATTTGGCAAAAACCAAAAAATTGCAAATTTGTTTTTATGTATTTAATTGGTGGCGGCGGTGGAGGGGGTAGTGGTTCCGCAAACAATTCAACCTCGGTGGGTATTAGTGGAGGTGGAGGTGGGGGTTCTTCATCTATAACCACAGGATTTTTCCCCACTAATTTATTGCCCGACACATTATACATTAAAGTCGGGGACGGAGGTAATGGAGGAAGTTCACGAACATCTAACTTAGCCGGTAATACAGGCTCTCCTGGTAGTTTATCATATGTTTCCATATCACCTTTAACAACAAATAGTAATGTAATAATCGCAAGTGGTAGTGTGCCAGCTAGTGGAGGAACTGGAGGACTTCTTTCATCGTCAAACGCCAGTGGTGGAGTTGGAGGTATTGCCTTTGTAAGGACTTTAGGTTCATCTACCGGGATTTTAAATTATTTAGGTATTATAGACAGTAATAATGGTGAAACAGGTGGGGCAGGTACACCAAACTTAGTTGGTGGAGGCGCGGTTTCATTATCGTTCCCAATTAGTTCAGGTGCTGGTGGTGGAGGAACATCCGGTTTAAATGGTGCTGTTGGAGGTAATATTTTGTCTTTAGGTATAGTGCCAACAATATCAGGAGGTAATATAGGGTTGAGAGGTAATAATGGTTTTACATCTCAAATACCTTCATTGAATTCTTCAATTCAGTTCCCCATTTATTTTACCGGTGGAGCGGGTGGAGGAGGAAACGCAACAACTTTAGGAACCGCATTAACCGCTGGCGGTGGAGGTAACGGGTCTTATGGTTCAGGTGGTGGTGGAGGAGGTGCGGTCACAACAACATCATCCACTAAATCATCAGGGGCCGGTGGTAGAGGTGGAGACGGTTTAGTAATAATAAATTGTTGGTAATATATTTTTTATGATAGATGTTTTTAATACTCCCGATAGTAGTAATAATGTAAAAGTTTTTTATTCTACAGGAACTAACGCGTGGCAAATTTGGAATAAACCAAAAAATTGTAGGTTTGTTAATATGTTTCTTATTGGTGGTGGTGGAGGTGGTACTGGAGGTTCTGCGGGTGGAGCGGCGACTGTAGGTGGGGCTGGAGGAGGTTCTTCCTCAATAACTTCAGGAATATTTTTGGCGTCAGTTTTACCCGATGTTTTATATATTCAAGTAGGAATTGGTGGTCAGTCAGGTATTGGGGAAATTGACGGAGCCTCCGGAACTAATGGGGGTAATGGAACTTTATCCTACGTTTCGGTTTTTCCAAGTGCAACGACATCATCTTTAATATCTAACACAAATCCAATAGTTTTAGCAAGCGGTAATGCGGCCGCAGGAGGGGCAATATATGGCTCAACAGACTCGATTCCTGGAACTGCCGGCACAATTTTTAGTCAAAGTAGTCCTTTATTTAACATATTTAGTTACTTAGGGATTATTACCACTATTGCGGGTCAGGCTGGTGGTGACGGTACTTACGCTAATTTAAACCCACCTACTAATTTAAACATTATTTCTTTAACTAGTGGCGGAGCTGGTGGAGCCGGTACTAATAGTACTACGCTATATAATGGTGCCAGCGTTGTTGGAGTTGCTCCCATACCAACAATAAGCGGAGGTACAACAACAATTATTGACGGAAATCATGGATTCACAAATTTAAATCAAACATTAAACGGTAATAGACAACCATTATTTTTTACTGGAGGTGCTGGTGGTGCGTCAGTAAGTAGTGGTACTGCGGGAAGAGGTGGTAACGGTTCTTACGGATGTGGTGGTGGGGGTGGAGGAGGAAACACAAATTCTAGTGTTATTAACATTGGAGGAAGTGGTGGTAGAGGTGGAGATGGAATTGTAATAATAACCGCTTGGTAAATATTTATAACAAATGCAATTAATAGAAATAACAGGAGCAACAGGGACAGGACCTTACGATGTTTATCTTTGTGATATAACATTAACATATTGTTTTTTAATTTCGGGTTCAACAACAATCCCACCAACCGTATCATTCGAATTACCATCGTCATTACCAAACCCTTTTCCTCCACCCGCAAACATATCTTTTACAGGGGTAGATTCAGTTATTGTTAAAATAGTTGATACATCAAGCGGATGTGAGACTTTTAATTTATATGGATGTCAACCAAGTCCAACACCAACACCTACGATGACTCCAACCCCAACTCCAACTCCAACATCAACTTGTAGATGTATTACGGTATCCGCGAGTACAATTACGGATGGAACTTTTTATTATACCGATTGTTCAGGTATTACAACTTCAGTATTAACCATCCCTCAAAATACAATATTATATTATTGTGGTAGTAATCCTGTTGCAATTTCTGATTGTACGGTAACATTAGGAGCGTCTTGCGTTTTAGGTGTTTGCCCTTAATTTTTACTAATCTATTCATATTTAATTGATTTTTTTTATTTTTAAAATAAAAAAATGTCAAAAATATTTGTTCAAATCGCATCTTACAGAGACCCCCAATTAGTCCCAACAATTAAAAATATGTTGGAAAACGCAAAGAATCCACAAAATTTAGTTTTAGGTGTTTGTAGACAATATCACCCTGATGATAAATTTGATGATTTATCAGAATACGAAAATGATAAAAGATTTAGAATATTAAATGTTTTATATACAGAATCAAAAGGGGTTTGTTGGGCGAGAAATCAAGTCCAACAATTATATAAAAACGAAAAATATACATTACAAATTGACTCTCATATGAGGTTTGCGCCAAATTGGGATGTTGAGATGATTGATATGGTTAAAGACCTACAAAAGAAAGGTTATAAAAAACCATTATTAACAGGATATGTATCATCGTTTGACCCTGATAATGACCCTAATGGAAGAGTTAACGAGCCTTGGAGAATGGTATTTGATAGGTTTATCCCTGAAGGAGCGGTGTTCTTTTTACCCGAAACAATTCCAAATTGGAAAAATTTAACTGAACCAGTTACAACAAGATTTTACTCAGCTCATTATTGTTTTACATTAGGGCAATTTTCAAAAGAGGTTATTCATAATCCAAACTATTATTTTCACGGAGAAGAAATCTCAATTGCGGTAAGAGCCTTTACTCACGGATATGATTTATTTCACCCACATAAAGTTTTAATTTGGCACGAATACACAAGAAAAAATCGTACAAAACAATGGGACGATGATAAAGAGTGGTTTAAGAAAAATGAACAATCACACAAATTAAATAGACAACTATTTGGTATGGATGGTGAAGAAATGGTTGATTTTGGTGTGTATGGTTTTGGTAAAGAAAGAACATTAGAGGATTATGAAAAATATGCGGGAATTAAATTTTCAATAAGAGGAGTCCAACAATATACTTTAGATAAAAACTATCCACCTAATTTGGAACCATATGAAACAAGAGAAGAATGGTTAAAAAGTTTTTCATCAATCTTTAAACATTGTATTGATATATACAAACAACAAGTTCCTGAAAAAGATTACGATTTTTGGGTAGTCGCATTCCATAATGAAAAAGATGAGACTATTTTTAGACAAGACGCAGATATAAATGAAATAAACAGAATCATGTCTGACCCTGATGGATATTGTAAAATATGGAGAGAATTTCAAACAACGATTAAACCAAAGTATTGGGTTGTTTGGCCATATAGTAAATCAAAAGGTTGGTGTGAAAGGATAACAGGAAATTTATGAAAACACTTTTTATAACATCAATTTATTCTAATCTTTGGGGTACTGAGTTTGGAGGAAGACCTAGTAGAGAGTATCATTATAGAATAAGTCTTCAAAACATTTTGAATATGAATCCGACAAAATGTATCTGCTTCACGTCATCAAAGGAAATAAACGAATTAAAAAATTTATTTTATAATCATTTTAAAATACCTCAAGAAAAATTAACATTTGTGATTTTTGATTTACAGAATACCAAATATTTTGATGAAATTAGAAAATTAAAAAATTTGGAAGAAATGAAAAGAACCGATAGATGTTATGAAATTCAGTATAATAAATTTATGTGGAAATATAATATAAATGAAATATACGATTATGATAGGGTTTATTGGATTGACTCTGGATTATCTCATGGGGGAATTTTTCCTGAAAAATATCAAAAGGATAATAGTCGAGAAGGTCATTATAAAATAAGTTTATTTACTCAAAACTATTTAACCCATTTAAATCAATTAACATCAGATAAGGTTATTTTATTATCTAAAAATAATGAAGGACAATTCTTTTGGTCGAATCAAGTACCCCAACAGTATTATACCGTATTTGACAGGTCTAAACATATTATAGGAGGTCTTTTTGGCGGAATACCAAAAAATTTTATTAACTTTTGTGATAAATTTGAATCTTTGTTAGTACAACTATTAAGAAATGAAACTCATTTATATATGGAAGAATTGATAATGTCATGTCTTTATTTTAACAATAAAAATGATTTTGAACTATTAGAATTTGACGATTGGTATAAAAGAGACCATCATAAAGACCCAAGTATAAAATATTTTTATAACATGTTTGAATTATGATTACATTAGTCACAGGTCTTTGGAATATAAAAAGAGACAGTCTTTCTGAGGGTTGGTCTCGTTCGTTTGAACATTACAAGCAAAAATTTTCAGAACTACTTAAAGTAGAGAATAATATGGTTATATTCGGTGACCCCGAATTAGAATCATTTGTTTGGCAACATAGAAAGAAAGAGAATACTCAATTTATAATAAGACATCAATCTTGGTTTAAAACAAACGAATACTATGAATTAATTCAAAAGATTAGAGGTAATCCAGAGTGGTATAATCAAGTGGGTTGGTTAACAGATTCCACTCAATCAAAACTTGAGATGTATAACCCACTTGTAATGTCTAAAATGTTTTTATTACATGACGCAAAAATACTTGATAAGTTTAATTCGGAGTATCTATTTTGGATTGATGCCGGTCTTACAAATACAGTTCACCAAGGTTATTTTACTCACGATAAAGTTTTAGAAAAATTACCAAAATATATTAATAACTTTAATTTTGTTTGTTTTCCTTATGAAGCAAATACCGAAATTCATGGATTCAAGTTTGATAAAATGAATGAATACTCAGGTAATAAAGTTGATAAAGTTGCGAGAGGAGGATTTTTTGGCGGTAGAAAAGAATCAATAACTGAAATTAATAATCTATATTACAATTTATTAATTGAAACATTAAGTAATGGTTTAATGGGAACTGAAGAAAGTTTATTTACAATTCTATTATACAAATACCCAAACACATTTAGTTATTCTGAAATAGAAGGTAATGGTCTTATGGGTAAATTCTTTGAGGATTTAAAAAATGATTCTGTAATCATTAAATCTGAAAAACCAATTAGACAAGAGATTAAAAATATTGATACGAGTAAAGTTGGTTTATATGTTATTGCATTTAATTCACCAAATCAATTTGAGACGTTAATTAAATCAATGTTAGATTATGATTCTGATTTTATAACAAAGACAAAAAAGTTTTTACTTGATAACTCAACAGATTTATCAACAACGCCAAGATATAAAGAACTATGTGAGCAATATGGCTTTGAACACATAAAGAAAGATAACATTGGGATTGTCGGTGGTAGAGTTTGGATTGCTGAACATTTTGATAATACGGATTTAGATTTATATTTTTTCTGGGAGGATGATATGATGTTATATCCTAAAAAAGGAGAAGTTTGTAAAAATGGATTTAATAGATACATTCCAAATTTATATAATAAAACAATTCAAATAATACAAAAAGAAAATTTTGATTTTTTAAAATTATCTTTTACAGAATTTTATGGTTCAAATGACGTTCAGTTTAGTTGGTATAATGTTCCACAAGATTTTAGACAAAAACATTGGCCAAATAATCAAAAACTACCTGCTCAAGGTCTTGACCCAAATTCACCAAGAACCGAATTTAAAAATATTAAAATACACAATGGTCTTCCTTATGTGAGTGGTGAGATATATTTGTGTAACTGGCCTTCTGTATTTACTAAAGAAGGTAATTATAAATGTTATTTAGAGACCAAATTTGCTCACCCATTTGAACAGACATTAATGTCCCAATGCTACCAACAAACAATAAAAGGTAGAATTAATCCTGGTTTGTTGTTATTAACCCCAATTGAACACAACCGTTTTGAGCATTATGATGGTAAATTAAGAAAAGAAAGTTAATCTATTTATTTTACATTATTAAAGTATTTATATGATAAAAAGATAGATGGATTTTTTTATCAAAAAAAATAGTACTCTCCCACTTTTAAAATTACAGGTCGTAAAGAATGGACGTAGTGATTACGATAATTTTATGAAAACCATAGAATTATCTACCATTTTCTTTTCAATGGTTGATATTGAAACGGGTGTTGCGAAAATAAGTTCAAGACCCGCAGGATTTGTAGAAAAAACTTTTATTGACCCAAACGCAGAACCTGAATATTATATTTACTATCAATTTACAAACAGAGATACAAATAAAGTAGGTAGATATGAAGGTCAGTTTATGTTAAGAACCGATGACGGAGTTTTAATATTACCTATTAGAGAAAAACTTTTTATTAATATTCAAGAGTCATTTATCGCGGATGATTTACCATATGAGAATTGTTATACATCAGAATTTCCTTGTTGTGATAACGGACCTTATACAACAACCACAACCACAACCCCGTGCCCAAGTTGCCCAACTTGTCCTGAACCAACCCCAACTCCAACTAATACTCAGACGCCAACTCCAACTAATACTCAGACGCCAACTCCAACAAATACACCAACTAATACTCCGACTCCAACTCCGACTCCTACAGAAAATATTTTTAATCCAATCATAACAAATTTAAATGAGGAGATACTTATTAATGATGGTGATTACCTTCAATATTAAATAATAATAAAATGCCAGGTAAAAAAATAAATCAACTTCCTTTTTTAGGAAATCCAAATAATGAGGGTATGATTCCTTTAGAATATTCAGGAACAACATACCATATAAAATTTTCATCAGTAACTCAAAATATTACCGATAATATTATATATACTGGTGAAGATATAAAATGTTTAAATATAGAAAATAATATGTCATTAACTCAAGTTATCCAAACAATGGGAGGAACTTTATGTAATTCTCCAATACCAATAAACCCTTGTCTAAATATTATTGAAGAAGATAATGGGGAATGTAAAAACGCGATGAAATATTTATTAGACACCGTGTTACTTTATTGGTGTAATCAAAACCCACCATACAATTGCGAAGGAGAAAATATAATGGAAAACTTCATAAACTACGTTTATACCACTTGGGAAAACGGTAATAATTAAAAATTAAAAATATGAGTTCAAGTTTAAATTCAAGTATTTCTGAAATTTTAGATATAATTTTAGATAAGGGTGAAGTAATAAGTAATAACCCGTCAACTGATATTTGTTGTCCTGGTTGTCAACCGTATGAAACCTATGTTATTAGTTCAGTTGAGACATTTCTTAAATTTGGGGAAGCAACTGGTGGTGACCCATGTTGTGTTCGAATAAGAGCCTCGGTTGAAACTTATTTAAAGTTTAATGAGGCAGGATTTTTAAGTAGTCCTCCAGATTGTAATCCTAATTTTGATGAATGTTTAGATGAACTCCTAAGTTCATCTACGGGGGAAGAAATTGATAGAATTTTAGATAAAGGAGTTGTTGAATATAATACTTTATCTGGTGATACTGAAATTTGTAGGTTGGGTGAATTCTTTAATATTGCTGAGTATTATAGTAATTTTGATGGGGGTTCGAGTTCTACTAAAGCCGAAATTATTGATAGAATTTTAGATAAAGGAATTGTAATAGGTTGTTCAGGAAGTGAGATTATTATCGCATCTGTTGAGACTTATTTAAAATGGGCAGAAGCCGTAGGATAAATAATAAAAATAAAATAAAATAAAAAATAATATGTTTGATTTAGGTAGTTTATTAGGTGTTTTTTTATCAAATTTAAATTATGGTAATATCACAACCATTGATGGAGGTACAAATTTATGTTGTCCGGATTGTTCAATAGGAACAAATAATAGAGTTTATATAATATCTT